GTTCTGTAATGTGTTTGGATACATATGTAGGCCCATCACCATAGGCCACATAGAACAATGAACCTGTCGTTACTGTACTTGTTTTACCTAATTCTGAAACTTTTATTATACTCATATCTATAATTATTTTTTTTTAGTTTTATTCTTCAATTAATATGTCCCCATTTGTTTCATCTGATATAAAATCTGACGAAATTTCTGTTATTATCCCTTGATCACTTTCAATTAACTCATAAGTTAAATCACATTCTCCCGCGGTTGGGGTTGGTGATGGTGATGGCGAAGGACTCGGAGACGGACTTGGTGATGGGGTTGGCGAATTACTTGGTGTTGGTGTTGGGGTAGCAATAACCACATCAACCTCAAAGTCACAATTAGGTGTTACCGTTGGAGTCGGAGACGGTGATGGACTTGGAGTCGGACTCGCGGTAGTTGATGGTGAAGGGCTCGGAGACGGACTCGGAGACGGCGATGGACTTGGGGTAGGACTATTTGATGGTGTTGGCGTTGGCGTAGCAATATCTACGTCAACTTCAAAATCACAATTAGGTGTCACACTAGGTGTCGGAGTTGGTGATGCCGACGGGCTTGGTGATGGTGTTGGACTCGCAGTAGTCGATGGTGACGGACTTGGTGTTGGGCTAGCGGTAGTTGATGGTGTCGGTGATGGGGTTGGACTATTTGACGGAGTTGGAGTTGGTGTGGCAATGTCCACATCAACTTCAAAATCACAATTAGGTGTTACACTAGGTGATGGTGTAGGTGTTGGTGTGAAGGTTGCCGTTGGGTTAGGCGTTTCAGTAGGTACCTGAGTTCCACTAGGTGTTGGAGTCGGTTCAGGTGTTGCAGTTGGGTCTGGAGTTGGGGTTGGTGTGGCAATATCTACGTCAACTTCAAAATCACAATTTGCGGTCACTGTCGGACTTGGTGATGGTGAAGGGCTTGGCGATGGTGTTGGTGAATTACTTGGTGTTGGAGTTGGTGTAGCAATATCTACATCGACTTCAAAATCGCAATTTGCGGTAATCGTAGGAGTTGGTGAATTACTTGGTGTTGGAGTTGGTGTAGCAATGTCAATATCAACCTCAAAATCACAGTTAGGTGTTACCGTCGGTGTTGGCGATGGTGTTGCAGTTGGGTCTGGAGTTGGTGTTGGTGTAGCAATATCTACGTCAACATCAAAGTCACAATTTGGAGTTGCTGAAGGTGATGGTGTAGGTGTTGGTGTTGCAATATCCACATCAACATCAAAGTCACAATTCGCCGTCACACTAGGTGATGGGGTTGGGGTAGGACTTGCAGTGGTAGATGGGGTTGGACTCGGAGACGGACTTGGCGTTGGACTTGCGGTAGTTGATGGGGTTGGTTCAGGCGTTACTGTAGGATCCGGAGTCGCAGTAGGATCAGGAGTTACTGTCGGTTCAGGTGTTACTGTAGGATCCGGAGTCGCAGTAGGATCAGGAGTCGCAGTAGGATCAGGTGTTGCCGAAGGTGATGGTGTTGGAGTTGGTTCAGGAGTTGCACTTGATGTCGGTTCAGGAGTTGCACTTAATGTTGGTTCAGGTGTAGAACTATTAGTAGGTGCCGGTGTCTCACTAGCAGTAGGTTCAGGGGTGGCGCTCGATGTAGGTTCAGGCGTTGCACTTAATGTTGGTTCAGGTGTGGATGTTGAGGTAGGTTCTGGTGTTGCGGTTGGTTCAGGTGTAGCACTATTAGTAGGTGCCGGTGTTTCACTTAATGTTGGTTCAGGTGTAGCACTATTAGTAGGTGCCGGTGTTGCACTTAATGTTGGTTCAGGTGTTACGGTAGAACTTGGTTCCGGTGTTCCTGAAGGGGTTGGGTTAGGTGTTAATGTAGGTATCGGTGTTGATGTACCTGATGGGTGTGGTGTTGATGTAGGTATAATAATACAATCATCATCGTATAACGGTCTCTCCAACTCAGGTATTGATGGTATATCCTTACAATCTAATTCATCTTGGAAATACTGTTGTGTATTAATATTAAGATTTTCGAATTTTTGTTCAATGTGTTCTATTAATATACAATCCTCATCATCACCATTAAAAACAATTATTTTACCACAATCCAATTCAGATGGGTTTGAAGTGACATTTAAATGATAGTAAAGATCTCTAGAACAGTAGTCCAAATCAACAGACACAACTTCTATTGGGAAACCGTATTCGTTTAAAAGGAAGTCACCATCTTCATGGTAAGTTTCTTCATGACTACAACACGGTGTAATTTCATCAATAGGTTTAATCGTTAATTCTTCAGGATATTTCTCCACAAATTCATATCTACCGGTATCGTTAGTTAAGACTCTTAACTTTGTATTAGGTAGGACACTAAACCTATCGTTTATCTTGTTGACTTTAACAGACCCTAAACAGTCTTTATTTTCAACCAATAATGTCTTATAAATCATGGCAAAACCATAACCTTCTATTGGTGAGTTAAAGAAATCTTGAGAACTGTATGGACAATCTTTATACGTTGCAGATAATATGTAATCACCGATTAAAATATCTTCAATATCGACTTTTACAACATCACCGGAAAGTATGTAATTTTGTACATCTCTCCAATCGTGACTAACATTTATGTCTAAACCGTTAACTACTTTTAAGACTTTAGTATTTTGTCTTATACCATAATCAAAGGTTGGTCTATATTGTACTTTTGGGTGTATGGTGTATCCTAAATAGTTATCACAATATGTGATACCACTTTGACTTTCTATTGGTGTCGTTTCATCTCCAGGTAGGAAAGAGTCTACAGAATAATTAAAGTAATGACTTTTCCCATTAGGGTCCCATTCCAATTTTTGTTGGAGTCCCTCAATTCTTATTTTCTGATCACAGTTAGCGGCATCAGTTATAATAATGTCAAAAACATCATGTTCTTTTACATTATTAATGAGGAAGGTACACCCACTAACATGGTTAATACTATAACCCGTTATAGATTCGTTATACCCACCAACACAATTAAGGAAGATGTTTACAGGCCAATTCGTGTTGTATGGTGGACAATCGTCACAAACATTACCATCGTCAACGGTATCTTCATTACCAAACGTAATCCCTGACACCTCAAAATAAACATCTGAAACAAGAGTACACTCGTCAGAATCTTCGGGTAATGTGTACATTGTTCCGTCACCATAAACACTTACCTGTGGATTACATTCGGTACTTCCCGTCAAGTATTCTGCTGCCCAATAAAAATCAAACGTACTAGGGTCAATACATTTTAAATCTGAAGGTATAAAACAATCAGAATCTACCGTAGTACCATTTCCACTATCCCCTAATTCATGAAAATTAGCTTCGAGTTTTTCGTATAACTGAACATCATAGTTTATACCCCAAATTCTAATTTTTCTTACACCATCAACATCCGTATAAATCTCATAATTAAGTATTGGTGCGTATTCGTAGTCATAACTTTCAGAATTAGAATCTAATTCATTTAAGTAATTTGTTTCAGTAAGTGTATTTCCTGTTAACTGGTAATCAACCCAACCCGCATGATTTTGGATGTCATCAAATCCACTATAAAGAGTTTTCTTATAGTATTTTTTATTAATTTGATTAACAATAATATCCTCTAACTCATTCGTCCATAACGTATCTAATATTTCCCTTTGTGGTTCTAAATAACATTTAAAATCACAGAGAAGGGGTAAATGGACGTTATTATTAAAGGGTACCCCATTAAATTCAACATCATTAATAGAAGTACATTCCGAAGTTATTGTAAATGGTTCGAATAACCCTGCATATGTGGGGTTTGATGGGATAGGACTTATTGTTGTCCCACTCAATACAATTGGATCGTCTCCTTGGTATGTTTCTCCCTCTAACTCTATAAAGAGTGTGTATGTAACTCCACTAACAATAGTTAAACCCCTAAAAACATCTTTGTCACCTAATATAAGTGTCTCTAAATCTTCCTCAATCGCAGTTTCAAACTCAGGGAAAATATTTTGAGAGTATTCACTTACTAAACATGGTTTAACGTATTCATATTTTGACCTACCAATAGCATGATTCTCAATAATATCACCACCGGTCCATAATGTTGTTGCAGGTATGAATTGTTCTATGACCTGTACCCAATAAGGACTCATTTTATTTATGAACTCACTTACTGTTGGGTTACTATATGGGTTAGGTACTTTTTCTAAATAACTTCTGTATATATCCTCTAATTGTATGTAAGATTTTTGGTACCTAACAGTATGAGAATTTCTTATTTGTTCATTAAGAACATTATCTAAGAATTCTGCAAATGTGAACCCTGTTTGAGGTTCTAGTGTATTTGTACCAAAACTTACTTTTAATTTTCTAGATTGTCTGTAAACATCATATTCAAGTGCTTGTGCAGATGAAAGATATATTTGAATGTTTTTTCTATTAAGGATTCTACTATCATCGTCACCCAATAATTCCGATTTTTGATTATCAATTGTGTTATGTAATTCATAACCATAATCTAAACCATAGAATTGTCTGTATAGATTGAAGTAATCCTCACCATACGTATAATCCTTATTTTTGGTTTTAATGATTTTAGGTGTTTTTGTAAAATCAGATTTTTCTAAATCTAATTCTGTAGTTGACCTGTGTTGTAATGTTACATCATACCAACCCGCACCTTTTTGAAAGAATGTTTGATTGTTCTCACTAAATATTTGTTGAACGTCACCGTACTTTGTTACCCCTGTTATTACAATAGGGTATTCTGTATCAGAATATATAGTGGTTCCTGTACTAGTTTCATTACTGTACGTAAATCCTGTTGTGTTTAACTCCGCAATGTTAAAAGTTTTTTCCCCCTGTACTAAATCGTAAAGATCAGAATCAATATCACCAACCGTTTTCTTAACTACGTCATATTTGTATACGTGCTCATTAATTTTAATCAACGGTTCTGGTGCACCAATAAATCTAAGGAAAAACTCTATGGCCTTTCTAGTACCTTTTGACTTATAAATGTGGACTAAGTTAATAACCAAACGACGGTAAAATTCCGTTTCGGCCTCAACCATATTCATACCAACACCAACTCCGTTATATTGACTATCTACTCTTGTGTATAAAGTATCTTGTAGAGATTTTTCATCAAATAAATTGACGGTATCTAAACCTAAGGTATTTGATAGATTTTTTAATAAAACATCAGGAATATTTCTTATACCATCATAACTTACATTTCTCATGTAAGCAACGTTATCTATGAATTTTTTTACCTGATCAAATGCGGTACCGTATAATTGAAATACGGAACCCATTCTCTTATCTTCAGTATCAAATTCATTTAAAGATGCGGTTGTTAAGAATCTTACAATTAAGTTAGATTTATAGTTATCAATCTCTTCACCTAAATCTTTTAATTTTGTTAGGTAAGTAGAATAATCTAACCCCGTTATTTTGATGTTCCAACCGTCCTTAAAAATGGGCCACTTAACTTTTACTGTGGTCATTTCAGTTTTAGATCCATCAATAGAATCTTTTGGTAATCTAAAACTAGCGGTATAGATAGGACTTGTTTCTCTATTTAAAAGAACTGACTCTAAATCGTCTAAATTGTTAAAGAACTCTTCAATAATAGAATCAATTGGTCTTATTAAAAAACTTTGATCGTATGTTGTTGAGGTGAAGGGTCTCCCTTTAACCTCTAAAGTAATATCGTTATCTCCATCAATAAAACTTAAAACGTCATAACTTAACCCATTTAATACTAACGTATATTTTGAATAGTTTGAGAAGAAATTTTTAAACCCGTTCTCAACAGTTGGTTGAGTATTACTTTTTGGTTTTGTAAAAACAACATCAAGTGGGTTAAAAATTTTAGATTTTTCAAACTCAAATTTTGTTACGTTAGTTCTAGGGTTGTATGTGATATTCTCCGCAGTATATTGACTATAAGAGATTGGAGTATCGGCATCGATATAGAACCCCGCAGGGAACTTCCTAATGATCCTTTGGACAGACGCTGATAGTCTTTCCTTTAAAGACCCATAAAGTGATTTAGAACCATCTTGTTTAGATTCTGTGAACTTTATCTTATTAGATCTCTCTGTAGTCTTTGTGGACTGTGTTTTAGGTCCGTTCTCTTCCTGATTTAAATCTTCAAAAGTTAAGAATTCAGAAAAGGGAACAGATTTAAATTTTTTGGTATCTCTTTGTGGTATACTTTTTTCAACAGAAAAGTTTGTGGCAGTAAATTGGCTAGACCCATCGGTAATTTGATTACCGATCAAGTTATCGTTAAAGGTTTCCCTTCCACTAGCCGCTTGACTTGGAACTTTTCTTTTTGCCATTATACCTGAGTGATATCATCAAAATTTTTATTTTCATCGATGTCATCCCTCTCTTCTCTGACCTCATAAAGAGTTTCATTGAATTCATCTTTGATTTCAAACAAATTAAATTGTTTGTAGATGACGTTATCCCCATTGTATATAGTATAGATACCATCAGAAACTGACTTACTTTGGTTACCATACAATGCGTATGATAATGTAGTCTCATCATGTTCAACCATTTCAATCTCAATCGTCGTTGGATTAAAGAAAGTGTTAGTTAAAATAATGTTCTGTGACGGTTCGCCAATAAAGGGAACTGTATTAGGTTTATTCGTCGGTGCAGATGATGGTGTAACCGTTAAAAATAATAAATTGGTTGTTTGATCGGTATACTGGTATCTTATTGCCTTTTGAGTCGAACTAGTAAGATTTGAGGTAATTGGGTTGCAGTAAAACGATGAGGTTACTACTCTATAAAAATTAGGTATTTTAGAACCATCATTATTAAGATATTCTATTCTATACCCAACCAACCCTTGAGGAGTAAATTTATTTCTATCGTTAGATGGTACGTTTGACAAATCAATTATTAAACCCCTTACTGACGATATTGATGCAAGAATTCCACAATCAGTGATTGATGTTCTTATTTGTTTAGGTCTTAAGTGTAATGTATAAATCCCTAACTGATCAAAATCCGCGGAATCTAACTTTAAATTATATAAACCACCAATTACTTCAGTATTAACGGCAGAAGATACATCTGTTGTCTCATCATTGTGATAAACAGGTGTTAAAACATCCTCCGATACTAATTTTTTGAATTGTACGGGGGCGTTTGATGTTCTACCAGTAACGTAGTGAAAAAATATTTCTACGTCGGCCGGTGAAACATCTGAGGGTCTTACTGTACCATAACTTCCAATTGCCATATTCTTTTAATTAATAAATATTAATCTATTGTTTTTTAACTTTAAAAAATCCGTTTCCATAGATATCAATTTCACCAACATTATCTAATTCACCTAATCTTAAATTCATTTCTAACACACCTTGTTTTCCTCTTTCGACAAATATGTCAGAATAAATTTGTGGTCCATCGATGAAACCTATGAAATTTTCATTTCTAGTTAACATTTTATTGAAGACTTCTTCCCTATAAAAATCAGTGGTAGACCCCGTTATTGTGGTTGTTCCATCGTCATAATCTCTATAAGAAAGATTATCTATTGTATATCCTGTATAATTACCCACAATGTCAGATCCGATTGTTGTTCCTTGATAAGTATTTTCACCATACCTTTTCAATTCACCTAATCTACTTCTACCAATTGCCGCAAAATAAATTAATGCATCAGAATCGTTATCAGTATTGTCTAAGTCGTTGATGTAATCCTGTGTAAATGTTATCCCTGTTGTATATGGAATAACAAAAGGTCCAAATTCTCCTGTCGGATTCGATACCGACACATCCTTTGGTACACTTATTTTTTTACTTAATTTTCTTTTAGTCCACGTATTATTTAGAGTTATCGTAACCTCATGTATACCCGCAGTTGAATAGGTGTGGTTTATATAATCCAAATTGTTACCTAAACCTACATTTATAACGTCTGTACTTCCATCTCCCCATGTAATGTTGAAGACTTCATTTTTAATAATCTTTAAAAGGTCCCTATTAACTGTATTATAAAGTCTTATGGAATAGGGTCCTGTATATTGATAGTGGAAATTACAGATTTGTTCTACTTGTTCTATATCACCATCAAAACCAACCATACCACCCATTTCATCGGCAGTAGATTCTAAATAAATCGGCAAATTATACGTTTCCCCCGTTGTTGATCTTAATATTTTGTAGATATTTTTTTCCATTATGATGTGCCACCTATTTCATAAAATTTTATCGGTGCGTCGGTAGTACCTCTTACACCTCCTTTTCCAAAAGATGAATATTCGTTAATTATATAGTGATACGTAGGTGCATTAGACCTATCCATAAAAACTTCAAAATACATATCATCTTCTTCAACAAATGTTGAGGAGTCTGCAATTTGTTTATTTGCGAACTGAATTCTACTCCCGTCAAGTGAATTAAAAAACTTAGCGGTCATATAAAATGTACCACCCGTTAATATTGTCTCTTCTAAAACAGTATCATCCTCAAACCAAAAAAGATACATGTTTTCTTTATTTTTAAGAGGAGAACCCGTAAAAACGGGAACATATAATTTTTGACCCGATGGGATAGTGATTCTTTCACCAACCATGGGGTTTAAATTTTTAGAGAACACCAATCTTCTGTTGGATCGGTTAGGAGACTCTCCTTCAGGTACCTTGTAAAATTCTAATTTAAAAAAACTATTCTTTAAATTAATTAATCTACTGTCATTCTGTTCAATCCCCACAGTATTGTAATCTAACCCCAAACTATAACTTCCATTCTTCACAAAATAAAAATAAAACCATATGTTAGATTGTTCTATCCCGTTTGATGAGACATATGGTTTGTGTATGTATCTACAGGTTTCATAATTTTCAATCGGATTAACGATTTCTTCTAACAACTCTCTTTCGTATGTTTGAAAAGATTCATCCCAACCACTATCGGTTCTAAATGTTTGATCCTTATTTAGAATTATTCTATTCCCACTATTATCAAGTCTAAGTTTCATTAACAGAATTTGTTTGGGTCATTTGTAAATGCTTTAATGCCGTTACCTTTATTGGCGAACATCTCTTCATTTCTTAATAGGAAGGTTATGTCTTTTTTGACGTAGTGTTGACCGTTGGTGAATGGGAAGTCGGTACCATATCCATCAACATCAATATAACCGTGATCATATAAATCCCTCCATTTCCATAAAGAAATAAAATCATCATACACCGTATTTTCGGGTAGATTCATTATATCGTCGGTATTTGATGTTTCAATATAGGGTGATAATTCTCTTAGTTTGATTTTATAGTGTGTCTGATAAAACAATCCACTAGGGTTATTCACAGATACTCCCGAAAATTTAGTGATATCAGTTTGATCGTGGTCAAACACATTTAACGGATTAGTTATCTTATGAAACGTTTCTGATAAAACAACCTCTTTAAAATCAACCGCATTATACTCAACAAACGCCCCGATTAATGTAGAACCTAACGGTAACTCATCTCCTTGTTTAAAATTGATACCGTTTTTGGTTATTGTTGTAAATGGTAAATTTGTGTCTGATGATGGAAAAGTATCATTAAATTGTTCATCCACCCATGTATTATGAAAATTAAATCTCCATCCCATTCTTGGTGGGTAATTGAAGTACCCATTTCTATTCCTAAATAATGTAGTTAAATACACCTCAGTCGGTGTATACCCTAAGTTATTCGACAACCCATTGATGTCAATGGCATTTTTAAAGTGATAAATAATAGTTTCAGGTCTATTCTGTTCAACATATGCGTCTTTTCTACCATCTGCAGTTTCAAATTGTAATTTTCTTTCAACTTCAAAAATAGGTGTCTCAAAACCCGTTTTATCAATAATACAATCATCTACAGTTGTTATTGTTTTATGTTTATGAACATAATATGTTGATATTGTCTTGCTGATATTTGTCTTATCAATACATCTTTTACCAAATACAACACCACTAATTAATTGTGATGAAGTAAACTCTGATTTACTAAGGTTAATAACATATTTTTCAGACTCATATATTTCATTACCCACTGAATTAATTAAAAATATCCTATCCTCATCACCCCCAGAATTTATGGTGTTCCCACTTAAAATAACATATTCTCCTTGAGACATATTATGTTTAAATGGACTAGTTAACTGATAGTAATTGTCAACCTCTTCAACCCTAAAAGGGACTCCGTTACTTGCGGTGAAATCATAAACGGTGTCACCTGAAAGTGTATACCTCATAGGATATGTTTCGTCTTGATCATAAACATAAGTCACAAAGAAATTCCAATTCCATGATGCCGATTCAAGTTCGGTAATTGTGGTGTGATCAGTTACACCTGTTACCGTAATGTTTGGGGTAAATTCCCCCGGCAATAGTCCTGTTGGGGATGATACTTCACGGTGCGTATCAGTTCTTATGAATGCGAATTCATTATAGGGTAAATAACCCGTCCAATCCGCGTCAACACCGTCACCCAAATCATATAAAGTATTTTTAAGTGTATCGTAAGTTGTTGTTCCACTATATAAATTCCTAAAAATCATATTACTTTTACCATATAACTTATATTTCGTACTTTCATTTCTTTCTTTGTGGTATAGTTCCGCAATGTCTAAAATGATAGTACGATCCCCTTCTCTCAAAAGTTGTTCTTCTTTTTCGAGATCGATTCGGATTGTGAGGTCTTCAGGCTCCGCACCTTTAAATCTTTTGGTTGGGTGTAATATTTTTTTATTCTTCATTAGTTTATATTAAATAAATAATTCCTGATCGATTTTAATAAGGTGTATGGTTGTTCCACTTCTTCACAAATACCCTTTTCTCTTAATATTTTATTGTATTCGTATGCCATACCACATCGTTTCCAATTAATTTCTTCACCTTCATCTCTTCTAATAGTATTGACAACTGTCACTTCATCGTGTTTAAAACCGTACCTACTTTGTGGGATTTTACTGATTAATTTTTCACTGAAACCCTTCTCCTTACATTTACATTTATTCATCTTAGCATTAAGAGTGTACTCACCAATTAAACCATACATTTCCATACCATCATAATATTCTGACATTTCCACTAATTGTCTTTGTGATGCACCACTAAAACATGTTGTAAACATTATTTTAGTTTCTTTCGTCGTTAAAGGTGATAATTCATCTATAATTCGAACTATATCTTCATTAGAAACCCCCATAACCAAAGTATATCCCGTCCCATAACTAGTAAGGTTTATTTGTTTTAAAATTAAACCTTTGTTTTTGGAAACGAATTTTTTTATATCCCCAATAATTTGATCAATATCATTCGTTGTACCAATAACACTATGTGTTAATTTGGAGAGGAGTTTGTATAGAAATCTTTCTTCTTTTTTATATAAAAAATAAACAATAAAATGATTTGGTTTTCTCTTAAACATATCTATTTTGGTCCAAAGTTTTCGATAAATTTATCATATCCTGTTTTTCCTTTTCTTAAACCTAATTGGTATTGGAACGGTACACCTATTTCCATTATGTGTTTTCTTTGACCGTTAACAGTATATTCTTTATAGTTGTCATTTGCCTTAAGTTTTGTACCATTTACCTCAATACAATCTCTAATTGGCGGTAATAGATAAGGATTAAAATAATCGTCGTCTAAAGGATCACTATTTGGGTCGGGATTAAGATTCGCTTTAAACTGTTGAATTCTTTGGTTAAAAATTTTATCGTCATAGAAGTCTTGGTTTTCTCCGTTACCCGCATTTTCCCCAAATCCATGTCCTCTTGTATCCCACATAAAATATGGTACCCTTTGAGATGTGTCACCCAATCTACCGGGTTCATTTAAACACGCCCTTACTAATTCACCCGCCTGTTCTAACTCGGCAGTGTCAGGGTCATCTTCCGAATAAACAAAATTAAGACCGATAGGTCCTTTACTATCAAACAGTGATGAGTATTCCGCCGTGTAAGGGGAGTCTATCTCTTCAAACTCAAAAGGATAGATACCCGTTTGGGTATTAAAATTCATTAGTTGAGCAATATCCCCATCTATTTTTCCGTTACTTCTTGCGTCAAATAAATCTTGGACATCTAACCTTCCTTTTTCTTTTATTTCTTTTGATTGGATTATATATTCCATTAAGTCGTCTAATCCCTTATAGGATGTCGAACCCACACTTCTAGATATAGAACAATTAGGATCTAATTCAGGGTCCACACATACTTCTTTTAACCATGTGTTTCTAGGACCTAAATCAACTATAGTTGTTGGGAAATTTATTTCGGTTTGCGTAGTCGCCAATGCTCCAGGATATAATACTCCCTTTCTAGAACCGTAAAACCCTTTAGTTTTTTTCGAATATTCAACCGTCAACTCCGAATTAACCCCAATATTATTACCTGAATTATCGTAGTTATATTGTGTCTCCGCATTTTGAGTGAAGTTCGGACTGAAGGGTGTTGATCTATAGTAGTAGTGTACACCGTTCTCATCTTCTTTTCTATATAAACAATCTTTACAGTATCTATTTTTACCTCTCTTCATGAATTGGAAGAAGTATAATGCTCCGTTCAACCATGAATTTGAGAATGTATAGGAGATAACCCCACCACACATTAATTTACCAAATAATTTTCTTCTTCTATATGAATTAAGTAATTCACCTGTTCTACCCGCCAATGGTACTATTGTAAAAACACCATCCCTAAATTCTGAATATCCTGATAAAGTACCATCTTTTGTTAATGATTTATCAACCCAATATGGACCTTTTTTCTTAACCTTACCATAGTATGCTCCGTTATAAACACAGTGAGCAACATTATTTTGGAATGAATTAACATTATTTTCTGTAAATCTTTTTTCATGTTTGGAGACGACCGCCATAACATTATATGGTGTCCTCGGTTCACACTCAACTTCGTTAGTACCCAAAACAGCATCTTCATAGTCTTGCGTAGAACCGTATTGTGTCCATAATGTCGGGGAAGTCCATCCTCCACCTTCGCCAGGTTCATACGTTTCTATATGATCTTTCGCATCTACATAGGTGGTTAAAACCGTATTATATATTCCGGTTAACGGGGAAAGGAAAGGTCTCAATTTCATATCACCCGTTCTCCCTTTCTCATCCTCAATGATTGTATCATATTTAGAACAACCACTTTCTATCTCAGTGAATGTTACTGTATCTGGATCAATATCCGCAACTTTCCATACCTTAGAAACTACGACAACCCCATCAGTGGTATGACACGTTCCGTTAACAGGTTGATCTATGGGTGTGTTATATGCCTGTGAAATTGCATCCGCAATAAGACCATAAAGACCAATAATCTTCCATCTACTAACATCCGCATCCCACACAATTTGATAGACTTGTCCAATACCGACAGGCACATATTCGGGACCAGCACCATAAGGGTCTATTTCTAATAGATATGTCTGATATAGTACGTCCCCATCATTTGGGTTTGAGTTAATTGGTGGTGGGGTAATGTTATATGAATCAAAATATAAATCGGTATCAGGTGAGAATGAAAGTGCACCATTAATTACTTGGTAGGTATTAACTGTTAAACCTAATGATGTGAAAGTAGATTGCTGATTTTGTGCTCCATTTAATGTACTAGTTTGTTGATCGTTTAAAGTTAATGTTTGTGAGTTTCCTGAGCAATCAGTGTACGATGTCGTAACTGAAGCACCAGTACCGTTAGTGATATTGTAAGAAGCACAATCGCTCGAAGCAACGGTATATAATTCCGAAAAATTTTGATTTGATGAGTACGTCCCACCGGTTATCGACGGATAATCCGACTCGCTTATTTGGTCGACATTAGCAACGACCGCAGACGCCACTTCATCTTCAGTACAATCATAACAATCGGGGTAAGTTAATAGACTCAATTTAAAAATGTTTTTAAATTGGAATTCTTTAGCTCGTCTAAACATTTTAGCCGCAGCTCTTTTAGAGACACCAGTGCTTTCTAAAAGTTCTGCAATTGCGTACATAACTTGGGTGGCTATCTCTTTGAAGAATAATTGAATTCTCAGTCCGATGTACTCTATAAAACTTAGTATTGTTAATATGAAGAAATTGAATCTATGATTTCTTACCGCATCATTTATTGGGAAAAAATTATTAGTATTCGAACAATCATCTTTTTCTGAGGGCCATATTTCTTTAATACCAATAAATGATTCATTTCTATCCTTGACAAGGAAACTAAAAACGGATTCTAAAGCACTCTTCTTATAATATTGATTGATAAAATTAGATGCGGTATAAACTCTACCATATCTAAATTGATAAAAATAATCTTGAGGAACACCTAACTGATTTGCATCTATTGCGTCTTGACTAATTCCCGCGATTTCATCAATTGATTGTGAAGGATAATCATCTAAATTTGTTGAAAATGAATATGACTTTGTGTCAATCGTTGATGGTCCACCTAAATAACTGGTATCACCATTATGGTACTCTCTAATATTAGGTATTAAAAATTTACCCGTAAATCTATTTCTCTCACCCGTATCTTCATTTAAACTTATCCTAAAACGATAATTACCTTGTGTTGGGATACCTTTAGTTTGATCATATGTCTCGACCATTTCACCAAATTCATTGGTTATTAGTCGTTTCATGTTCATCGGTACTCTGAAGAAATAAACCCCATTTTCATCAACTTGTGAATCAATTGCAATGGCCTCCAAAATGGGTCTTCCCATGTTAAATGTTCCATCCACATTTTTTTCATACTGACCACTAAATCTAATTGCCTCAATATCACCCGGAAATGTTGTTAATTTACATTTTTCACCCATTTGATTATCGACATTACAATTAACTCTAAGAGCGTCTTTACCCGAATCAGTAAATGTCCCTCCCATCATAAGTGCATAAGGTTCGATACGAATACCTTTTTCGGATAAATCAAAGTCTACCCTACTAATGCCGATTTCACAAAGATCTTCGTTACCCCAAAAAGGGTAAACTTCAATAGTCTTTTCAAAAGTTACGATTTGAGGTAATCCATCTATATTATTTGAACCCATGTACGTATACAAGTTTTCAAATTTCTCTTTAGATACTCCCTCATAAATTAAATCGTAAGGTGTAAGTGAATTACAACCCATGTCTGATAAATCAACGTCAACATGAACAGTTTGTGACCCTACAGGAACCCCCCAAATCATGAAGTCTCCCGCGTCGTTTGTTTTGACAGTATACCTATAGTATTTTTCATACACCTCTAAAACTTCTTCTCTACCAATAATATCTTCTTGGTCGGGGAATGTTCCTGTTGGTGTGTGTGCACTATGTTGTTTTCTAGATGGTAGTAAATTATATCTGTAACCGTCATCATTTCTGTCAGTACTTATTGTGTAAGGGTATAATTGACTGATTACAGGGTCATCCGAGTCTTCATCACTAAGTGGGATAAATATTGATACCCTTGCATTTGCAACACCAACCCCCTCATTTACAGAGATTCGACCACAAACAACACCATAGTCCGCACATAAAGATGTGTAGATGTCCTTTTGGGTAAACTTTAACGAAAGAATTTCTAAAAGATCATAATCCTGTTTTAATTCAACAGTTAACTTTTGATCTTTACCAATTTCCGTTCTTATTCTGTGTTTCTGTATCATATCATATAAATAGGTTAGAACCTATTTTCCTTAATTAATAATAATACGGAAAAAGAAAATTAAAATGTAGTGGAACCTAAGGTTTTGACCCTTATTTTGATATCTTTTTTAGGGAATCTAATTTGGAAAATTTGGTTACTTTTCATGAAAATAGTGGAATCTGACTGATCAATCTCTTTTGTTACTTCATCTAAGTAACCTTGTGAAACTTCCGCAGTTGAATACTCACCTCCTGTTTTACCAAAGACTCTAAGATCAACAACGTTAACAATTCCAACAATATCTGAAATAGATTTTTGTAGTTCACCAACAAATAATGGGTCACCCATTTTTCTATTATTTATGGAGAAGAAATCGGTGGCTTGTCCAATAACATCTTTTAAGACCTCACTTTGATTAATATTTTTATCAATAAGTAAATCTATTTCTAAACCAAAATCCAATACCTCACCACTCTGAATATCAATATAATCATTGATCATTCTGTAATTTGTTAGATATCTTAGGATATTGTTTTTTAACGTGTTTGAAACTGTATCTGTTAAGTTACCTTCATTATCATATGAAAGTAGTTTAATCTTAATCTTATTATCCTCTTCCATAACATTTACCTTTGCAGGTGCACCATATGTTGATGGCATAGTTTCAATTAAAGTTTTGTAGTCATTTAATGTAACTGCTCTGTTTTGTGCTGCGAAGTTGTAACCAACCATATTACGTATCTCTTCAACAGTTGGTTGGTCTGATCCTCCCACGGCCGGCGTTACGTTGGTAACATTTAATGATTGGACCACTTGGTTATTAACGTTTGTAAGTGGTCCATTTACGTTAAACTCAACGTTATCGACGCTATTAATAACGTTAACACCTAAGTTAGTATTCTTACCACCCCCAACTCTATATTTTATGAATAAAGTACTATTGGTTTTTGGTGTTGCACCTAACGATAAGTTATTTAAGTATGTACCTAAATTTACTTTCAATGAACCTTCGTTAAATGAATCTAAATTTTCTAATGGGTCGACCGCACCTGATCCAAAAGTTACTGACATGTAACCCTCAGGAGTGTATTCACTAATGAATTTATTCGTCACTCTTTTATAATCCCCCGCAGTGAAATTAGAGGTATCTGAAGAAGAAGTTCTGTTTGGTACAAATACTTTATCTTCCATCAAACTCTTAACCTCATACCATCTATTATTTTCTGATGAAAATTCCGATGATGTTGGGTTGGCAGTAAAATTTGTTCCTTCCTTGTGTATAATTGATGTTACACCCAAAACATTTTGTTCTGGTAAGAAAATCTTAAAAAATGGTTTTTGATCTTGTGATGAGATGACTCTTCTAAAAACTCTCGAAACTCCATTTACAACCGCTTCTCTTTTAGTGATCGTATATGAAATCAGTTTATTATTTGAATCAAAATTTGGTATTTTTAATCTATTGGGTTCTCCTTTTAAATTAAATGGACTTGAGAAATCAGTATCATCAATTGTTTCAAATGTTTGTCCTCCACCTGAAATTTGTGCACCCGCTTTCAATATTCCCAAATATCTTTCATCTTCTTTATCACCTCTAACCGGAACATTAATTGAAAAATCACATAATGATACAGAAGGTCTATTACCCGGTATTCTTATACCATATGTTTTGGCAATATGGAATAGGGATCTTCTTTGTTGTGCGAAATCCAACATCGTTTCCTGCCAAACTCTATCGATATGGTAATGTAGGTTATCACCAATCGCAGCGTTAAGATCCAACAATACTGAAAAGATCGACGCGTCGTTGGTATTCTTAACTAAATCAGGATAATAATCCTTAGTTAGGTTAACGAGTTCTTCCCTTAAACCGGCAAAATCTCTTTTTGCATATGATATTTTTTTACTCATATTATATATTAATTATAACAAAATCTGATGATGAAAATGCACCATTATTAACTGTGTAATCTATTTTAACTTTAGCGGTGTATGGTTTGGTGGATGGGTCTGCCAATCTGAATAATCTTTCGTCGTCATCATCATTAACCATCTTTTTTGACTTGTCCTCGTCATCTTCCGCAGATATCACCACAATAGAATTAATATCTAAGTTTGGTAGATATTTTCTACATCCCTCTCTAATTTCTTCTTCGATTAGGTTAAAAGTCACCATATCGTTTTGATCAAAGATGTATTCATAGATTCTAGTACCAAAATCAGGTAAAAAAAATCTACTCCCTTTCTTAGTTAAAATAAGGTGAATAAGGTTAGATCTAACCTCTCTTTCAGGAGAAGTAGTTCTTTTTAAATAATCACCCGTAACACTATCCCTAAATGGGAACTCAATTCCATACGTTACTGCCATACTAATAAATATAAACAATGTTAAAATGAGTATAAATAAAAAACCCCTCGAAAACGAGGGGTTAAAAAACGAGTTGAAAAAAAAATCAATTTACGAACCACAACCTTCACATTCGAAAGGTGAATCATCTGGTCGTATCGTTGGTTGTGACACCATCTCTAACTCTTTATTTTCACTTATAAGTGAATTAGAAGAAATTGTTGGTACCTCAACATGTTCTACATTTTGTTCGTTTTGTTCAGGTTTTGGTTGTGCTTTTGAGGTATTAATACCAAGACCTTTCAGTGGGTCCACCGCTGATCTTGTTCTCAAATAGTACATACCTGTTTTCAAACCTAACTTCCAACCAAGTAAATGTGCCGCTAATAATTTGGCTTTACTTGGATTACTAATAAATAAATTTAAAGATTGTGATTGATCGATAAATACAGATCTATTAGCTGCCATGTGTAATAAGGTCTTTTGAGACATTTCCCACACAGTTTTATATATCTCCTTAATTTCTACAGGGATTTCAGGAATGTTTTGAATTGATCCGTTTTCGAGAATCATTTTATCTTTAATCTCATCATTCCATAATCCCGATAACATTAATTCCTTTACAAGATGTTTATTAATGACAATAAATTCACCACCTAAAGTTCTTCGAGAATAAAGGTTTGTGGTAAAAGGTTCAAACGCTTCATTGTTCCCCAAAATTTGTGCTGTTGATGCTGTTGGCATCGGAGCAAAAAGTAATGAGTTTCTAACACCATAGGAAACAACTTCTTTTCTAAGTGACTTCCAATCCCATCTACCCGATAAATCGTCATCTTTTAAATTCCACATTTGATATTGGAAAATTCCTTTCTCAATTGGAGAACCCGAGATTGACTCATACGGACCAACTTCTTTAGATAAGTCTTTAGAAGATGTCATTGCCGCAAAATAGATAGTCTCAAATATGTCTGTTTGTAGTTTATCCGCCTCAGGACTTTCGAATGGTAATCTTAAAATACAGAATACATCTGCCAATCCTTGAACTCCAAGACCGATAGGTCTGTGTCTAAAATTAGAACGTTTAGTTTCTTCCGTAGGATAGAAATTAAGATCGATTACATTATTCAAGTTCTTAACTACTTGATAAACATAGTCATATAAAAGTTGGTGATTAAATTCACCATCAACAATGTATTTTGGTAATGCAATAGATGCAAGATTACAAACCGCTTGTTCGGTTGGTGAACTATATTCAATGATCTCGGTACATAGGTTAGATGACTTAATTGTACCTAAATTCTGTTGGTTTGATTTATAATTCGCAGCGTCTTTATATAACATGTATGGAGTTCCTGTCTCAATTTGAGCCGTTAAGATTGCCTCCATTAATTTTCTCGCCTTTAAGGTTCTTCTTCCTCTACCTTCTTTTTCATATTGTTCATACAAAATAGTGAAGTCCTTAGATTTAGGTGAATCATAAACATCAGATAATCCTGGTGCCTCGTTTGGTGAGAATAATGTCCAATCACCATCCTCTTCAACTCTCTTCATGAAAAGATCCGGTGTCCACATAGCTAAGAACAAATCTCTTGCTCTTAATTCTTCTTTACCGTGATTTTTTCTTAGGTCAATGAATTCAAATATGTCAGAGTGCCATGGTTCCAAATAAACCGCAAAAGAACCCTTTCTCTTACCTCCTTGATTAATCCAACGAGCAACTTCGTTATATGTTTTCATCATTGGGATAAGTCCATCGGATTCTCCACCCGTTCCTTTAATATAAGAACCTTTAGCCCTTACATCATGAACATGTAAACCAATACCTCCGGCCCATTTAGAAATATTGGCAACGTCTTTAATAGTGTCGAATAAACCATTAATATCATCGCCTTTATTTCCAATTAGAAAACATGACGACATTTGTTGTCTTCTTGTACCCGCATTGAATAGGGTTGGTGTTGCATGAGTATAAAAGTGTTGTGATAGGTCGTCATAAATTCTAAGACCCATTTCTAAATCACCATTACATATTGCCATAGCAACTCTCATGTACATATATTGAGGTCTCTCAACAATACGATTACCAATTCTTAAGAGATATGATCTCTCTAAAGTTTTAAAACCAAAATAATCAAACTCAAAATCACGCTCTTGTGTAATAGCACCATCAATTACGGAACGGTTTTTCATCACAAATTCGTATAACTCATCAGATATTAATGATGACTCTACACCCGTTTTAGGTTCAATAAAAGAATACAATTCCTTTACTGCTTGTGAGAATTTTTTTGGTGTTGTTTTATGTAGATTAGTGACCGCAACTCTACCCGCCAATTTTGCATAATCAGGGTGAGTTGTAGTCATTGATGCAGCGGTCTCCGCTGCCAATGTATCTAATTCTGTTGATGATATTCCATCATAAATCCCTTGAGTAACTTTAAGGGTGATGTATGTTGGATCAACGTAATCTAAATTTAAATCAGAACATAATGCGGAGATTCTTCTAGTGATCTTATCATATCTCATCTCCTCTAAGGAACCATCTCTTTTCTTTACTTTCATTTTATCCTATTTTTAAAAATCCATTTCACCAAACGCAGAATCCAAATCCTCTTCCACATCGTTATTTACACCCGCCTTTTGGTATTCAGCCACTCTCTTTTCAAAGAAATTAGTTTTTCCCTGTAATGCAATGTTTTGCATAAAGTCGAAAGGATTTTCTGAATTAAAGTGTTTTGCAACACCTAATGAATCTAATAATCTATCAGTTACAAATTCTAAGTATTGAGACATTAAATCTGAATTCATACCAATTAATCTAACAGGTAGTGCCTCAAGGATAAATTCCTTTTCAATCTCCAATGCCGAAAGAATTATTTCTTTAATTCTTGCGTGAGATAATTTATTCTCAATATGTTGATTATAGAGGTGACATGCGAAATCACAGTGTAATCCTTCATCTCTTGAAATTAATTCATTTGAGAAGGTTAAACCTGGCATCAATCCTCTTTTCTTCAACCAGAAAATAGAACAGAATGACCCTGAAAAGAAGATACCTTCAACAGCTGCGAACGCAATCAATCTTTCCGCAAAAGAAGGTGATTCAATCCATTTTAATGCCCATTTTGCCTTCTTATGAATGGCAGGTATGGTGTCAATTGCATTGAATAAGTAATCTTGTTCAGACTTATCCTTAATGTATGTATCGATTAATAACGAATATGTTTCTGAATGGATATTCTCCATGGCAATTTGAAAACCGTAGAAAAACTTTGCTTCGGTATATTGTACTTCATTAACGAAATTTTCCGCCAAATTCTCATTCACAATACCATCAGATGCCGCAAAGAACGCCAATACGTGTTTAACAAAGTGTCTTTCATCATCATTCAACTTATTTGACCAATCATTGATATCTTGTGCAAGATCAATTTCTTCGGCCGTCCAAAACGATGCTTCTTGTTGTTTATAGAACTTCCAAATGTCATGGTGTTCGATAGGAAAAAGGACGAAACGTCCCTGATTTTCTTGTAAAATCTTTTCTGTCATCTTTTATAAATTAAATGTTTGTTATTGAATGCCGTGAGTTCGTTTATAAATTTCGGCTGCTCGTTTGGTACCTTCCTCTTTTCTACGAGTTTGGTGACCTAAAAGTGTTTCCTGTTCTGTAACATCAATTTCTAAGTATTCATTATCGAATTTACAGTTTGCAAAGTTAACTCCGTCTCTACCGATTCTTGATTTAACTAAGGTTACGTTTGCGGTTTTGTTCTCCTTTTGTTCTAAACTTTTTGCAATTGATATAATAACGTGTGCGGATTGTGCCTTTTTAATGGATCCACCCATATCATCAATATTAACCACGTCAGCTGAGATAGAGTTTCTATTACCCTGAGATGCGGTCCAAACAGCAAGGTTAAGTTCAGAACACATTGATTCAACGGCTCTGATTACAGAACCCTCACCTTTCCATTCCTCACCAAAAACACCTCTATCAGAACTAACACAATCAATATAATCAATAATTAATAGGTCAGGACTGAAACCCTGCGATTCCAATTTTCTAAGTTTTCTTCTAATTTCACCAACAGTGGTTCTATCACTCTCCATTTTAATAAGTTTAAGTTGACCAAAATTTGGTGAAGTAGTGACCTCTCTAACCTTGGACAATACATAATCCTTATTTTCTTGTGATTCGGTTTGCCAACCACTTGGTTTACCTGACCAAATTGTGTAGTGTTTCTTTCTTATCTCAGACTCCCTATCTTCAAAGAAAATTTGTACAACTTTAAAACCTAAGTTAACCGCAGTATTAGCAAATTTTGTTAAGATAGTTGATTTACCAACACCTGTCGGTGCAATAACCATACCTAACTCACCATGACCCAAACCACCTCTAAGTAATTCATCTAAACCACTAATTCCTGTGGCAATTGGTGTCCTAGTGTCTTTTTCTAATGCTGATTCCAAGTCATCACTAATATCTACAATATCGTCATCACTAGTTCCGACCTGCATTGCTTCTACAATCATCTCTTGGATTTTTTCATAATTTTGAAATTCTCCATTGTTAACGATAACATCGACTTTTTTAAGTGTCTTAACCAAATTCTGTTGTTTACAGAAATTCATCGCAGTATCTTTTACGTAAGTTGCACCAAGTGTAACTTCTTCAAGATTTTCTATTTCACGTATAGTATCAGTATGAAGTTTTCCCGCTAATGGATTACTACTGGTATCTTCACTGATCTTTTGTTTAATAGTAACGTAATTTGGTATTTTACGGTATGTCTCAGTATGTTCTTTAATGATTTGTACAATGTACTTAAATGAACTATTATCGAAATACTTACTATCTAATACTTCTATGATTTGATCCCCATATTTTGGATCTTCGATAATTGATTTAATTAATGATTGTTGAAATTGATTTCCTAGTTTATTAAAATTGTTATCCGTCATTTCTTTTTACTTTTACTTATTTTGTCTTTTTTTTATAATTCGTAATTGAGATACACCCTTTCCAAATTATCGGAAGATAAGGTTTCACTTAGTTCACCTAATATTCTTCTAATCTTTGGTCTGATGTCCACAGAATATCTAACCTTAGGATGGTAGATATGTGCGGGAAATACCCTTGAAATAAATACATCGTCATTGTGCTTAATTTCTAGTAAGAAGTACTCTTCAGTGTCCGGTCCCTCACTAGTTGCAGGATCAAAAACGGGAAAATAATTTTGATTATCGTGTAGATATTCCAAAGTTTTTTCTTTTAAATCTAATGAAATTTCTTCACAAATATTTTTAATATTTTCATGAAGATTCATAGATTTTCTTACTTGAGGGTTGTAACCCTTCACATTGAAGAATCTTTGTACAATAATGTTACCACTTAAGGTTAACAAAAATTCCATTTTGGTTGAGTCGTTATTCGAATTCATTGTTTTTAAATTTTATTACTCTTTTATTTTTTTCCTTACGGGTTAATCGTAAGAAAGGGTTTAGGAAATTTATCCATGCATCATCCGATTTAGGTAATACGGTAAATATCCCGTCCTCCATCATCATCTTCATGGTATTCTTATATGATCTCCCTTCGGGATCTAATTCTTCATGTATTAGTGCGGTGATTGTTTCTCTTGCCTCATCGGTTAGAAACGGTTGGTCTAAACTCACAATACTTTCATTAAGAGTAAAAAATTCTTCCCCAAAAACACCATATTTGGTGACTCCTGTAAGTAGATTTTTAACTGTGGCGTTATTCTTATCTTCCTCAAACAATTTGTTCGATTTTTCAATAATATCGTTAACCGTGAGAGGTCTTTCCTTTACTTCAGGGAATAGGGTTATAAATTTTTTTATACCCATATTTTTAATACCCGCGATATTATCGGATCGATCCCCACAAATTATTTTAACGATTTTAACGTTCTGTATGTGGATTTCTTCATGATCGTAGATAATCATGTCGTTTTGGTCGTAAAGTTTCCTGTGTGAAGGGTTATATACCTTTGTGGTGTTGGAAACTAGTTGTGTTAGGTCCCCATCTGATGAATATATAATTGTGTTTTCTAAACTGTTTTGTGAATAATATGCGATACAGTCATCTGTTTCACAAAATTCAAACTCACCTTGTCTTACATATAATTCCTCCAAGTATTGTTGAACCCTTTTTCTCTGTCTTCCGTATGATTGTTTTTCATTGTCAGATCTAACCCTCTCCCTACGATTTTCTTTGTATCTGTGATACATTCTTTTTCTCGTAGCTGCACCGTCTTCACCATCCCAAAAAACAACAATTTTATCGAGTTTATAGTATTCGAACGATTTCCTTAGGGTGTTCATAAAATGGTATATCCCACCTATATGTTCACCCTTATAGAAATAGTTTTTTAATCCAAAAAAACCAATTGTAAGTAAATTATCTCCGTCTACTAATAAAACTGACATTTAAGACCTTTATGAGGTTCAACATTCTATTCTTCGTCCTTGTATTCTGAAGGACCTTCTTTGATATCGAAATCACCACCTTCTCCAAGTTGGTTGTTCCAATATTCTGCATATTCGTTTTTGTATTGTTCCAAGGATTTCTTTTCCTCGGCAGCGTCTTTTCCTTTTAAGAAACCGTGTGCGGTTACAATAATCTTTCCATCCTCATATCCCAAACCATTTACGTGGTTCTTCATGATTGATACTTTTGATTTAGTTGCAAACTTCACTTTTCTCCCACTTTTAACAGCTGAAAGTGGATTGGTACCTGCATTTTTCTGATTTCCAAAACGGAAAACTAATGTTGAGTTTAACCATACTGATTCTCCACCCTTTGCTTTGATCTTTGGTTGACCGAAAGGATTATCAGGTAACTCAACCCATGGTTGATTTACGATAACCAATGTATTAGTGAATTGAGAATCAACACGTCTTGAACCCGAAATTCTTTGGTTAAGACCCATACCGATCTTATCAGAAAGTACAGATGCATTGTGTTGTTTACCACCTTTACCATCAAAAGTCATTTTACATGGTACTGAACCAACTGAATCCCATAACAATAGTAAATCATATTCTAATTCACCTTTTTTCTGTGCATCCAATAACTCATTAATGTAATCGGTAATTTGTTCTATGTATTCAAATTGATTGTTGAATAGAAAGAAACCTTCGTATTCGATTTCCCCCGTTTCTTCATCAACCAATTCTTCAACTTCCAATCCCATTAATTTTGCGTGTGGGAAGTCCCATTTTTGTTCTGTAATAATGAACACAGGGAGAATACCTTTCTTCTGAGCATCCACCGCAGTTTTTACCAATGCAGTTGTTTTACCAGTATCAGAATGACCTAAGAACATGTTTATGTGTCCCATTGCAGGACCCGGTAAACCTGTTGCATCTAAAAAGGCATCTCCTAAGTCAAAAAATCGGTCGGTTTTGAACTTCGCCTGTTTAGAGAATTTACCTTTTATCTCCGCGAAACTTTTTTTCTTTATTGCCATTTATTTTTTTTAATTAAAAAGGGTCCCCATCCTCGGGGCCGACATAGTCGGTGTTGCTCCACCAGATGTTTCCATCAATTTATTTTTTTTGAGGTGGGGACCCGTGTTTTAGTTTTTAGAATGGTAAATCGTCATCAACTTCTTGTGACACTTGTGGATCCTCTACGGGAACATTTGCCTTCAAAGGTGCCGAACCACCGAAATCAGTTTCTGATTCTGATTTTGACACGTATTTCTTTGCCTCTGTATCCCATACAGGTACTTCACCCAATGCAACCATCTCTAAATATTCGATTGGTTTTACTGAATAAACATCTCTCCACGTTGTATCGTCATTTGCCCATTCGTTTGCAATTTCGGAATCGGTGTGTAAAGGAGTTTTATCATCTTGGATGATAGAGTTAATAGTAGTATATTCTCTACCATTAGGTGCCTTGTTTAAGGTCAATGATAAAATCAAGTCTCTACCTTCAAGGATGTCGGTTACATCACCTTTACTTCTAATGATAGGAATGATTTTGTCCAAAGGACCATCACCTTTGTAGTTGTGTTTGAATCTCCAAAATTTAGGACCGTCTTGTTCGTTATCACGATCGATAACTTTTACGATATAAAATTTTCTTGCTCTGTAGTTTCTCGCAATTTGACGATCTGTTTCATCACCTGTTGCTTCTAAACTCTTCTTAACCTCATTAAGTGGTGATCTTTCACCATCTTGTGCGGGGTCATAAAGTTTTACCCATGATCCATTTACTTGGATTTCATGGAACTCAACCTCTTTAAAACATGTACTACCGTCCTTTGTTGGTAGAATTCTGATTCTCTTCTGACCTGAGGTTGAACCTTTTGGTAAGATAGTTGTGAAGTACTTTTTTAGTCGATCTTCACTCGACACTTTGTTGCCGCTTGCGGCAGGTTGCGTATTTTTCTCGTACTGAGAAAGAATCGCGTCAATTGAATTGTTCATATTATTACGATTTAAATTATGTGTAAATAAAAGATACATAAAAAAAGTCCGAGAGTCAAGGCCCCCGGACTTTAAAAGTCAAAATAAATTAAAAAAATTATTTAAGTGTGAGTAAATAAGAGAGTTTGTTAATCTGTGCCAACATCTCATCCCTTATATTCAATAAATCACTGTCTGCAGGATTTATTTCCATTTTTTGAAGGGTAGTCCTAACTGTCTTAATCATACCTAACATATCTACATCAGAAAGATTATTGATTGTTAGGGTTTTATTTTCATCTTCTAAGATGAATCTTCCATGAAGACCCATGCATGTTTCAACAAAACTATCTATAAGTCCATCCAAAACATCATAGGTATCACCCAATGCGATATGTTTTGCGTGGCTTTTAGTTTGCCAATGTAAAATTCTCAACTGAGATTGAAGTTCTAAAAAGAACTGTACATTACCATTCAACTTCATTTTCTTCGTCAGGGTTAAAATTAAATGAATCTCTCATTTCTTTATCGTTATAATCCGAAATATCTGATTTAGTGATTATATACTCATTTTTACCACTCGCTTTCATATCGAGTTGTTTTTGTGAGAAGAAGTCCGACGGTTTTTGGTTAAACGGATAAGAATCCAATGATCTCATTTCGAGTCTTTCCTGTGGAGTTGGTTCTTTCATCGTTTCAACTTTATTTTCAAGGTTGTCAATTTTAGAAATCACACTGTCCATTTGGGAAAGTTTTGACTCTAAATCATCTAATTTAGAGAAAAGGTCACCCATCTTACCTAAAACCGCATCATTGTTAGATTTACTGTTATCCAAATCATTTTTAATGTTTTGGGTCATAGTAACCAAATCCGTAATGTCAATCTCCTCCACATCAGAATCCATTGCAGGTTCTTCAACGGGTGCGTCTCCAACAGGGGCATCTCCAACAGGAGCATCACCAACAGGAGCATCACCAACAGGGTCTTCTGCAGGTATGTCATCAACGGCAGGTACTTCTTCATCAGAACCACCAGGTAATGCGTCAGGTGCAACTTCTTCTTGCTCCATAATGAATTTTTTACCGTAATTATTAATACTACGGTATCTCATTAGTTCTTCGTGTAACTTATCCTCTAATTTCATCTTAATCTCTTAATAATTGTCTACCGTCTTCGGTAATGTATTTTTTATTGATTCTTTCAACCAAACCGTCTTTACTACGGATTACATAACATTCTCCCGTATTCATATCACATACTTCTTGTTCGGTACCAGTTTCGTTGAGATTTTTCACCGTTTTGTTACCTAAGAAGTTATCAATTGCGGAACCTACTTTTAAATTGCTCATAATTTCCATTTTATTATAAATATTACATTTTACGTAATTATTCAATTTTAAAGTAAACTACTTCACCATCTTTCAATTTTAAGTCTTTCATTAAATTTTTTGAAAGGGTTAAACCATAAGTTTCTATATCCCCGTCTTTAGTCACATTTCTCTCACCGACATCAATAGGTCCATTAACGTACCTTACACCACTGTCAGTATTAAGTTGCGAATCTGCGGTTATTGTTTTTGCAATACTGTTCGAAGGATTTAAAAACTGTGTTTTTGAATCAAATAATAAGTAATCCGCAGTATCGTTTTTAAATGTATCTACCATAAATGGTGCAGAATAGAAATACTTATTACTATTTTTTATTTCTGACCATTCCAATTTAGAAGGTTTAACTGTATGGTTTTTGACTTTAGTCGGTAAGTACATTGCAATAGAATCGGTTAAACCTGGACCCATTGTTATGACTCTAGATCTATACCATATATTTCCTTTGTATTTTACCTTCTGAATTGATTTGTTATTATTATACCCATTGAATGGTATTCCTAATGAAGTGACTCCCGATTCTTTAACCATTTCCTCACCCTCTATTTTAATACCACCTCTATCAGTTGTAAAAGTCCCTTGACTAGTCGTGATTGTTTCTTCAGTTGATGTACCACTTACCGTAGTATTCTTAGCAATCGCAGCATTAAGTATTTTATCAAATAAGACACGGTAAGATGCGGTAAACGATTCTTTAGGGTCAGGTAATGAATCCTTAGGTATCCTAACACCTTTAAACCTCGTTTTAATAGTATTACTTTCAATCTTATGACTTACTTCAACAATCCAATATGCCCCCTCAAATAAAGGAACATTTTTAAGTTGGAAGTACATTGTTGGTTGTATCATTACATTACCCATCGCCTCGACTTCACAACTATAAGAACGGGTTTCGTAGATATCATATAAACCAATATCTATTTGACCAGTTCCTGAACCTGACTCCGATCTACCTAACCTCTCAATTGCAAGATTACTTTCAAATGTATTTCTAAACTGAGATTGATCTAAGGAAATTGACTTAAAGATACCTTGGTTTTGATCACCAAAACTTACTTCAAATGCAACTACCTTATTAGACTTAGATAAATTGGTTGTTTCAAAGAACTTAGGGTTTGTTATAAGTAACGGATTTGACTGAGGGTCTTCTAAATTAAAACCATCGTTTAAATAAAAATATTCTTTATTAATTGTACTTAAATCTAAGTGTTTTGAGGTTCTACCCACATATTGTAAAATCATCTTAGGTGTTGAATATTCTAAATCAACTTCTAAGAACTTCCCAAACATAATATTTGCAATATCTCTAGATGGTCTAACTCTTGTTTTATTTGAATTATTACCATAGAAGTTTACATATGAAGGTAATGCTCGGATATCCACATTAGATCTACTTAGAATCATGGATATTGCACCATATAATTCTAAGTTTTGATTATTTGAGTGTTCTAATGGAATTAGTTTCTTTATATCAATAAAGAAATCGTCCCCAATGTCTCTGTTCGCCTTATCTAAGAATAGGAATTCCTCCATTAATAAT